CGACTAAGCAGCAGAAACCATGAGCATAATCCTTCGACGAAATGGGGCTGATCACCCTAAGGACTACGTGCGACGCGTCATGAATTGGCGCATCTACTCGCTCATGAGCGCCATGGGGCTAGGCGTACCGGTGTTGTATCCGGTGTATGTGCACCAGCGCCACAACATTCGACTTGAGTTCGAGCGTGGGTTACCGACCTCTGAGGGTTCGGATCCGCTTGACCGCTTGTTGAATGGTGTGGAGGAGGCTGGAGATGGAGTTCGGTTTGGCAAGACGAACATCCCGCACAGTTCCAAATTTGCCGCGGTCATGGTGCTTGCTTTGAGAGCAGCGTTGGGGCGACTGGAGAAAAGCCAGGTCAACATCAAGTTGGCTGAGGCTGAGTACCGGCGCATCTCGCGAGCACGTGATGTCCGATTGTGTGTCTTGGAGGCACACCGCGCCATCGTGTTGGACACCTTCTTTAATGAAGGGTTGTTCGATGAGGTGGTTGCAAGCCAGCAGCGCCTTCCAGCGTGGTTGCGTTGGTTAATTGGGTTTTACGAGCCCAAAGAACCAGCGTTTGCACGCTTTTGAGGGCGCCCGGCGAGGGTACGCGGCTGCGACACTAGTGCTGATGAGACTTTATTGGAAAAGGTCAAGGCTAGTTGTTCCGGCAAGTTGTGTGCGTATCCGAACGGGCTACCGCATAAAACCAGGGTTTACACTGTTGTACCCGGTTTTTCCCCCAATCACAACCTGGGGGTTTATAACAACAGTATAGGGGCAGTGCAAAGGGCGTTCGTAGAACGTTATTTTTTGTGCAAAACCAGTCAGGGATTTCGCCCTGCACTGCCCGTCCAGAATGGATCGTACGACTCGAAATGGCTAAAGAGATTTAGACGTTCAGTTCTCGCATACATGCCTAAGCTTCCCGTGCTAACGTTGACAGAAACTGTCAATCTTTTCCCGGCCCAAAAGCGGAAAGTGTATCAGCGAGCATTAGAGTCATTCGAGAAGGCAAAGCTGAGTTTCAAGGACTCGAGACTCAGCTCGTTCGTGAAGTTCGAAAAGCAGGATGTGAGCAAGGCTCCGCGGATCATCAATCCGCGCACGGCGCGCTACAATCTGAACCTGGGGAGGTACCTGAAGCACATGGAACACCATGTCTTCACAAGCATCAATAAAGCTTTCAAGTCCGCAAGTGGCGCGACTGTGATTAAAGGCTTTGATGCTGATGAGTCGGCAAGGATCTTACGAAAGAAGTGGGATCGGTTTGCCAACCCCGTTGCAGTTGGACTTGATGCAACCAAGTTCGATATGCATGTGAGTCAAACGGCGCTCAAGTATGAACACAGTTTCTACAATGAGTACTGGAAATCTCCGGAGTTGGCTAAGGTGCTGACATGGCAGTTGAGGAATTCTGGGACGGCTTACTGTTTAGATGGTAAGGTTGAGTTCCAGATGAAGGGGACACGTTGCTCGGGCGACGTGAACACTTCCCTTGGAAACTGCATCATCATGTGTGGACTGGTTTACGCGTATGCTAAGGAACTAGGTTTGGATGTGGAGTTGGCGAACAATGGTGATGACTGTGTTGTGTTTATGGACAGGTCGTCATTAGAGAAGTTCCGCGCGTGTGTGGATGGGTGGTTCCGTGAGAAGGGATTCGAATTGACTGTTGAGGCAACATGCTTCCAGTTCGAGGAGGTGGAGTTCTGTCAGACGCACCCGGTGTTGTTGAGCACTGGGTGGCGTATGATTAGGGTGCCAAGCACTGTGTTGAAGAAAGACACGATGTGCTTGACACCTGTACAGAACATTGGCGCTTTGAGGAAGTGGTTCCATGCCGTTGGTAGTGGGGGCATTTCACTCAACTCAGGTGTGCCGGTGTTAGAAGAATTCTACCACATGATGAAGCGCAACGGGCGTGCTTCTGGAAAATTTATAGAGACAAATCCTCATAAATTCGCCCGTACCAGTTCGAAAACCGCAATCGTCAATGATGAAGCACGTGTAAGCTTCTATATGGCGTTTGGCCTCTTACCACATCGACAGGTGGAGATGGAGAAGTTTTTGCGGAATGCAGAAATAGGAGAATTCAGCGGTGAGTTTGACCGTGATCAGGTTGTGTTTCGTTATCCCGGGAACGAAATTTTACAACATGACTAAGAATACCCGTAAAACTTCACGTCGCCGCGCTGTGTATGGCAAGCAGCGGATGGTGCAAACACGATTGCCGTCCCCATTTAATCGGTTAAGTTCCGATTCCACGTCTATTCGAGGGCGTGGACTCCTGACAATTGGGTCAGGAGCAGAAACTACGAAAGGAAGCTTGTTTTTGACCCCCACCGTACTAGGAGGGGCTCCATCATTGGTTGCTCTCGTGCCAGCCCTGGGTTCCCTGGCTAGCACGTATGAGTATTTCATTGTGAACAGCATGTCCATCAAGCTAATACCGACCGTGCCCCTAACAACAGGGGCTCTAACGGCTGTTGGTTATGAGCCTTCGTATGATGGAACCGAAGCACCGGACCCCGGTACCCTGAATGAGGTGATGATGAGCAGGAATCATGTCGCCACGAATCAAACAGAGGAAAAGGAGTTCAGCTTACTGCCGATGAATTACCGAAATGATTGGTGTGTTACGTCGCTCACGGGACCTTCCCAGGACAAGTACAATGGCTATCTGCAATGGATGAGCTCGTACGTTCCGGGGACGGGTGTCGCTGTGGCGTACCTCGACATCAGTTTTGTAATCACCTTCGCTGGCTTGCATATCTAGCGCGTCACCAGTTGTGTGACAAACCGAATCAACAAAAATAAAAATAATTGTCTGAAAACATGAGAGCGTGCAATGGCGCGCATACACTTGTCGTCCCTATTCCATCCCGGGGGCGGCGTGATCAAGGTGTATGCGAGCAGGTGATGGTGCATAGCAAACATGTTGTAGTTCGATATATATGGAAAAATCGGTTTTATCCTCTTTTTAGTGTCAGGAGCGATCACGCGTTCCAGTCCAGCAGTCGGAAGACAGGCCTTTGGGTCAAATCGTGAGTACCTGTCGTGGAAAC